CGTGCTGAAGGTCAGATTGAGTCTTCATTTTTTGCCTATCCTGGTGATTGGCTACAAGCCAAAGAATTCCAATTAAACACCAATCCCATTGTCAGACTTCAGTTTGTAACTGAAGCACAAGGAGATGAGTTAAAGGCCAACAGGTATGTATCTATTGGTCAGCCAGTTTATTACACAATTACTGGTACGCAACTGGAGTTTATTCCTTCTCCAGACGCAACATATAGTGCAGAACTTACATATTATGCTAAGATTCCTGCGTTGAGTGATTCAAACACAAGCAACTGGCTTTTAGCATATGCCCCAGACTTGTACCTGTATGGTGCGCTTATGGAGGCTGCACCATATTTGAAAGACGATGAACGTTTAGCTGTATGGGGTCAGATGTATGCCAACTCCATAAGCGACATTGAGGTAGCAGATCAAAGGGCGTCTGTTTCTTCAACTCCACTTGTTCGCGCCCGTTCTTTGGGGTAATAAATGTCATCTTTTACAGACTACACAGAAAATCTTGTACTTACATATTTGTTTACAACAGGATCTGCAACTCGTCCTACTGCTTGGTACGTAGGGTTATTTACTGCCGCACCTAGTGATACTGGTGGCGGTACAGAAGTTTCTGGTAACGGTTACGCTCGTGTAGTTACAGGAACTATATCAGGCAGTGGTACTGCAACAACTTTTACAAATGCTGCTGCAATTGAGTTTGCTGCTGCTTCTGGTGGAAATTGGGGAACAATTGGCTGGGCAGGTATTTTTACAGCCTCAACTGGTGGAACTTTGCTTGCTTGGGCGCCATTGACTACTGCAAAAGCAATTAATGATGGAGACATTTTCCGCATTCCTGCTTCTAGTTTGTCTATAACATTGGCATAAGATGGCTGCTTACGGGCGTGGCGATTACAGTGGGGGTAGATACTCCTATGGAGCGCACTTAGGTGCGCTTGCAATTGTCGATGCTTCTACTGTAGTTGTTGCTGGCGATAAGATAAAAGATGCTCAATTTGAAATAAGTTCTGTAAGCACTGTATCTATAACTGCAGCAAAAATTGCAAGTGGAGATGTTTCAATAGTTGACACATCTGTATTAACAGTTGCGGGTGGTATTGATGCTGTTGGAAGTCTTTTTATCATTGATATAAGTGCTTTGAATATTGAATACAACCGCATACAGAATTTTTCAGCAGAAATTATTGATACTTCTAGTGTTGTAATTAATGCTAGAAAGAAATGGGAAACAGAATCAGATGTGTCCGAAATCTGGATAACAGTTTCTGTATAAAGTTCAGACTATTAGGGGTAAAACATGGCAGATACAACCACCACAAATCTAGGCTTAACAAAGCCAGAAGTTGGCGCATCCACAGACACATGGGGTACAAAGATCAATACGGATCTAGACTCTATTGATGCTTTGTTTGATGCTGGTCCTGTACTGAAAGTTTCAAAGGGGGGAACTGGTGCTGCCACCTTGACTGGAATTGTAAAAGGTAATGGCACTTCTGCATTCGCAGCAGCTACTGCTGGAACAGATTATGTGGCTCCTGGCGGCGCTTTGGGAACTCCTTCTAGTGGAACTTTGTCATCTTGTACGGTAGATGGCACTGATGCTGTTGGATTTAGAAACATTCCACAAAACTCAAAGTCTACTGCTTACACTTTGGTTTTGGCTGATGCTGGTAAACACATATTTCACCCATCAACTGACGCCAATGCAAGAACATTTACCATCCCTGCAAATAGTTCTGTAGCTTATCCAATTGGTACGGCGATTACATTTATTAACATGACTTCTCAAGTGGTAACAATTGCAATTACCACAGACACAATGTATTTGTCTTCTGCTGGAACTACTGGCTCACGTTCGTTGGCGCAATATGGATCGGCAACGTGTATCAAAATGACATCAACAACTTGGCTCATCTCTGGGAGTGGATTGACATGAGTGGCGCTCTACAAGCTGTTTTTCAAAACCAAAGAAGTTTTGAACCTACACCGTCAGTTGAATATCTTGTTGTTGCTGGCGGTGGTGGTGGCGGTGGTTATATTGGCGGTGGTGGTGGTGCAGGCGGTTATCGAACAGCATCAGGATTTTCTGTTTCTTCTGGTTCTCCAATTACAGTAACTGTTGGTGCTGGCGGTACTGGTGGCACAAGACAAACCGGATCATCAAATGCAACTGCTGGTGAAAATTCTGTATTTTCAACAATTACTTCACTTGGTGGAGGTTTTGGTGCTAATCCTTATGGAAATGTTGGTGATTTAAGAAATGGTGGCACTGGCGGGTCTGGTGGCGGTGCTGCAAATGCGTACACCGCCAATACTGGTGGCCTTGGAACATCAGGTCAAGGAAATAATGGTGGCGCTGGGTCTGCAAGTGTTAACAACGGTGCTGGCGGGGGCGGTGGTGCTGGGGCGGTTGGCGGCACAGCAACAGGTAGTGGGCCTGGCGGAGATGGCGGCGCTGGCACTGCATCGTCAATAAGTGGTTCTTCAGTAACGTATGCTGGCGGCGGTGGCGGTGCAAATTTTGTAGGTACTGGCGGCGCGGCGGGGTCTGGTGGGGGTGGGCGAGGTGGTCAAGGTAATGGTGGAACACCAAGAACTCCTGATGCTGGCACGGCAAATACTGGTGGTGGTGGCGGCGGCGGTGCTTCAGGCGATGGTAGTGGCGGTGTTGGTTCAAATGGTGGTTCTGGTGTTGTAATTATTCGCTATGCTGATACTTACCCAGCCGCAACATCAACAACTGGCTCTCCAACGGTCACCGTATCTGGTGGGTATCGCATCTATAGCTGGACTTCTTCCGGTTCAATTACTTTTTAAATACCATGAGCCACTTCGCAAAAGTTGAAAACGGCATTGTTACGCAAGTCATTGTTGCCGAACAAGATGTAATTGATTCTGGTCTGTTTGGTACGGGCTGGGTTCAAACCTCCTACAACACCCGTGGCGGTCAGCACCCTGATGGTCACCCATTGCGTAAAAACTACGCTGGAGTTGGCTATGTCTATGACAGCGCACGCGATGCGTTTTATGCGCCCCAGCCCTACGCAAGCTGGACTTTAGACGAGGATACGTGTTTGTGGGTTCCGCGTACGCCCATGCCAACAGACAGCAAGCAGTATCACTGGGACGAGCCAACTCTTACTTGGATTGAAATTAACTAATGTCAAATGTTAACGAACTTGCCAATCATATCGAAATCATGACACAAGAAGTTACCCATGCCCAAATCTACGAAAGACTGCTTGCAGTTGAAACAAAGGTAGATGCCATTGACAAGAACACAAAAGGTCTTGTAGAGGCTATAAATGCTTTAGATGGGGCTTTTAAAGTCTTAGGTTGGATGGCCTCTGCTGCCAAACCTATTCTTTGGATTGGTGGGTTGATTATGGCTGCAGGTGCTATCTGGCAGACCTGGCTTAAAAAGTAATGGCTAAACAACAACTAGATATTCCTGCTATACCTTCTTTAGGTACGTCAGGAGCTGTCTACTCTCAAAATGTCCAAAATCAAAACAATGGACTTTTGAGGTTGTTTTTTACCAAGTTACTTAACTCAATACAGTCTGTAATTGGCCCAAGGGGTGGCAAGTACTTGAATAATCCTTATGGGGCTTTCCAAGATGGAACAGATCAAATTGCTGCCAATACAACTACTGCATATCCTATAACTTTTGATACAACTGATTATTCAAATGGAGTAACTTTATCAAACAGTTCAAGACTTAATGTTACAGACTCAGGAATTTATAACATTCAGTTTTCAATTCAATTAGTAAACACAACTAATGCTTCTCAAGATGTAGACATTTGGTTTAGAAAAAATGGTACAAATATAGATAAATCTAACAGTAGATATGGTCTAGCTCCAAGAAAAGGTGCAGGAGATCCATTTCATGTTATTTGTGCTTTAAATTTCTTTGTTGATTTAAATGCAAATGATTATGTCCAAATTGTTTGGAGAACAAGTGATGTTGGGGCATACATTGAACATTACGTTGCCAGTTCAACACCAACTAGGCCATCAATTCCATCTGTAATTGCTACAATAAGTTTTGTGTCTAACCTACCAAACTGATAGACTACGAACATGGCTTACATTCCACTCCAAATTCCACCAGGCGTATACAAAAATGGGACTGAATATCAGTCCAAAGGCCGTTGGAATGGATCAAATTTGGTCCGCTGGTATGAAAGCACTATCCGTCCTGTAGGTGGATGGAGAAAACGTTCTACTTCTCAGTTGACAGGCATGGCTCGAGGTTTGATTAATTGGAGGGATAATAACAATAACAGACGTATTGGGATTGGTACGCATTCAAATCTTTATTCAATGAATGAGACTGGTACTCTTACTGACATTACCCCAGCTAGCTTTACTGTTGGTGATCCAGATGCTGTACTAAAAATTGGTTATGGATATGGATTTTATGGATCATCTGCTTATGGTGTTGCTCGTCCAGATCTAGGCCAATACACTGCTGCTACTACTTGGAGTTTAGATACTTGGGGTGAGTATTTAGTTGGTTGCTCATCCAAAGATGGCAAGTTACTTGAATGGCAATTAAACACTGCTAGTGATGCTGCTGCACTTACTAACGCACCAACTAGCTGTACTGGTTTAATTACTACTCAAGAGCGATTCTTATTTGCATTGGGTGCTGGTGGGAATCCTCGTAAAGTCCAATGGTGTGACCAAGAAAATAATACTGTATGGACTCCTGCTGCTACCAACCAAGCTGGTGACTTTGAGTTAACCACAATTGGCTCTTTACAATGCGCTAAACGCATACGTGGTTCAACTATTCTGTTTACTGATGTGGATGTACATACTGCTACATACATTGGACCGCCGTTTATTTACAGTTTTGAGCGTGTTGGCTCTGGTTGTGGTGTTATCTCTAAGCAATCAGTAGCTGCCACTGACAACGCTTGTATCTGGATGTCTGGATCAGGCTTTTGGATTTACGATGGTTTTGTTAAGCCATTGCCCTGTGATGTTTCTGACTATGTGTTTAGTAACATGAACACAACTCAGTCATCAAAAGTCTATTGTGTACACAACTCAACATTTGGTGAGATCTGGTGGTTTTACCCAAGTTCTGCTTCAAATGAAGTAGATTCTTATGTTTCTTACAACTATCGAGAAGGCCATTGGGCTATTGGCACTTTAGCACGAACTTGCGGTACAGATCGTGGTATCTTTGCTAATCCAATTATGGTTTCTACAGATGGATATGTCTATGAGCATGAAGTTGGATTTGCCTATGATGGGCAAACATTGTTTGCTGAGTCTGGCCCTATAGAGTTGGGTAATGGGGAAAGAACTATGAATTTGACAGGATTAGTTCCTGATGAAAACACAGCAGGTGATGTCCAGGTTAGATTCAGTACTAAGTTTTATCCAAACTCCACTGAATATAATTATGGCCCTTACTCAGTTAATAGCCCTACCTCAGTACGCATAACTGGTAGGCAAATTGCTGCAAAGATTGAGGGCGTTAAATTAACTGATTGGCGAGTTGGAATTATCCGGTTTAGTGGAAGTCCTGGAAGTATGCGATAAATAATTGGAAATAAGTTTGTAAAAAGAATATGATTGAACATGACAGCCAAGAATGGCGTGACGCAAGAAATTCTAAGCTGTTAGAATGGTTTGGTGGTAACCAAAGTGCTGTAGACTTTATTGTCTCTTTGTCAAGTATTGCTGAATTATGGGATGATTTAGTAGACAAAGATAATCAGCCAAGCAGAAAAGAGATTGATGCAGTCTTTTGGAGTGCTTTGGTCACACTACCAACAAATGAGTTTTTTAACCAAAACAAGGCATTCTTAATGCCATTGGTTATTCAGAGTATCAACGCATGGCTTGACTCTGTTGAACTTGAGAAGGGTGATTCTAATGACAGGGCTTATGCGCTCACATTACGAATTATTTCCTTACAAATCGCACCAATGATTGTTATGCTGCTTAGAGGTAAAGAAGCAGCCCGAGAAGTAAGTACAGATATGTGGCGTTATTTTACGGCACATGATGATGCAATTAAATGGATACAAGGGGAATAATATGTCTCTAGGTGGAAGTAGCAGTAGCGGAAGTTCGCTTGACCCTGCATTGCGGGATGCATATTTAGGAAACGTTCAACAAGCTCAAGGTGTTGCGGCAGGATTAGGCCCGAGGGAGTTTGCTCAACTTACTCCTGACCAGCAAGCAGCATTTAATGCCACCCGTCAATTTGCTGACCCTAATAGTAGACAACAGAACGAACTGCAGCTTGCCGCAAACATGGCGGTTTCTTCTTATGGTTACCAACCACAGAATGTTGCATACAATGCATATGGCGGTGCAACAGTAGCTCCTGCAGCTATGGCTGCTCAACAAGGTTATAACGCTACAACTGGTCAGTATTCTGGTGCTGGTCCTGCTACATTAGCAGGCGCTCAAGGGTATACAGCACAAACAGGTGCTGGCACATCTGCTGGCCCTGCTGCTTTGGCTTCTGCTTTAGGTTATACAGCCCAAACAGGAACGGGTGCTTCTGCTGGCGCATCTCAGAATGCTGCCGCCCAAGGTTATACAGCCAATCAATTTGGTGGTGCTCAAACAGGAGCAACTAACTTAGCTGCTGGTACTGGATATACAGCAAATCAATTTGGTGGCTCCCAGGCTGCTCCTGCTAATTTAGCTCAATCAAGTGGATATGGAGCAACAACTTTTGGTGGAGCGCAAGCTGCTCCTGCTGCGTTATCTCAAGCAAGTGGTTATGAAGCCAATACTTTTGGTGGTGCTCAAGCAGGGCCTGTTGCGTTATCTCAATCAACTGGATATGGGGCAACAACTTTCGGTGGAGCGCAGGCTGAAGCAGCTAGATTAGCTCAAGCTACTGGTTATACAGCACAAGGATATGGCGGTCAGACTGCTGCTCCTGTTGAACGTTTTACTGGTGTTGGTGCTGGTCCTTCGGCTACTGCTATTGGTCAAGGATATACAGCAGATCGTTTTGGTGGTGCTATTTCTGCTCCTGCTGCTGATGCTGCCGCCCAAGGTTATGCTGCTGAAAGATTTGCTGGAGTGACTGGCGGTCCTGCACAAGCTGCAACAAGCCAAGGTTTTAACGCTGCCCAATTTGGTGGGGTTGGTGCTGGCGATGCACAAGCCGCACAAGCAGCAGCATTAAGTCGTGGTGATATTCGTAATGTCACAGCCCAGCAAATTACGGCAGAACGTGCTGCTGCAGAGCGTATTGCCGCTCAACAAGCAATTGCCGCCCAAGCCGCACGAAGTGGTGCTAGGGATGTATTTTCTACAGGTGTATCAGGCGCACAAGTTGCTTCTGAAGCTTTAGGACAGATTGCCCCACAAGCTCGTGCAAATGTTCGTGATATTCAAGCTGGTTCATTTTTAAACCAAAATATTCAGCAGTATATGAATCCATATACACAAGCTGTAACTGAACAAAGTCTTAAAGATTTAGAACGTTCGCGTCAGTTGCAACAACAACAGACTGCTGCATCTGCCACTGCTGCTAAAGCGTTTGGTGGATCTCGCCAAGGTGTTGCTGAAGCTGAAACAAACCGCGCGTTTGGAGAGAATGCGGCTCGTTTAGTTGCTCAACAGAATGCTGCTGCATATCAAGCTGCACAGCAAGCTTCTGAGGCTGATATTGCTCGTACTATGCAAGCGCAACAGCTTAACCAAGCTCAAGACGCTGCTACTACACAACAATCATTGCAACTTGCAGGTCAATTTGGATTGGCTAATCAGGATGCAAACTTACGTGCTGCCTTGGCTAACCAAGGTGTTGATACCCAATATGGGTTGACAAATGCCCAATTGCAACAACAAGCAACTTTGGCTAATCAAGATGCTAATTTACGGGCATCACTTGCTAACCAATCTACCGGACTGCAAGCCCAACAGTTAAACCAAGCGGCATCTTTACAGGCTGCACAAGCTAATCAAGATGCTTCATTGCGAGCAGGACTTGCCAATCAAGGGGTTGACTTAAATGTTGGTCAACTAAATACTCAAAACAATCAACAATCTAATCTTGCTAACCAAGCTGCTGCAAATCAGATGGCACAGTTTAATGCAGGCAATTTTCAACAAGCTGGGTTATCTAATCAGGCTTCTCAAAATGCTGCTTCACAATTTGCTGCTCAATCGGCAAATCAAGCATCATTAGCAAATACAGCGGCTCAAAATCAAATGAGCCAGTTTAATCTGGGGAATTTGCAACAAGCAGGATTGTCTAGTCAAACTGCCGCTAACCAAGCAGGTCAATTCGGATCTGCTGCACAAAATGCTGCCGCACTGCAGAATGCCGCTGCTCAGAATCAGATGAGCCAGTTCAACGTTGGTAATCTACAACAAGCAGGATTAGCAGGATCTGCTGCGGCTAATGCGGCTGGACAGTTTGGCGCTCAAGCAGGAAACCAAGCATCTTTGGCAAATCAAGCAGCAGCTAATCAAATGGCTCAGTTTAATGCTGGCAACTTCCAGCAAGCTGGCATGGGGAATCAAGCTGCTGCTAATGCACTAGCGCAATTTAATGCCCAACAACTTCAGCAAGCAGGATTGTCTACGCAAGGGGCGCAAAACCAAGCTTTTCAGTTTGGTGCTAATGCTCAGAATACTATTGCTGCTCAGAATGCTGCCGCACAAAACGCACTAGCCCAGTTTAATGCAGGTAATCTACAGCAGTCTGGCCTTGCAAATGCTGCGGCACAAACAGCGGCTTCCCAATTTGGTGCTGCGGCTTCTAACCAGACTAATGCTCAAAATGCAGCAGCGCAAAATGCCTTGGCACAATTTAATGCTGGCAATTTACAACAATCTGGTCTTTCAAACATAGCAGCACAAAACCAAGCATCTCAATTTGGGGCTGCTGCTAATAATCAAAATGCTGCTCAGAACGCTGCTGCTCAAAATGCATTAGCTCAGTTTAACGCAGGTAATCTTCAGCAGGCTGGGCTTGCAGGGGCTGCTGCCCAAACAGGAGCTTCTCAATTTGGAGCTGCGGCCTCAAATCAAACCGCTTTACAAAATGCTGCGGCTCAGAATGCTTTGGCTCAGTTTAACGCAGGTAATCTACAACAAGCAGGTTTGTCTAATGCGGCTGCTTTGAATCAAGCAAGTCAATATGGTGCAGGGGCTACAAACGCTGCTGCACTTGCCAACCAAGCCGCCCTTAATCAAGGCCAGCAATTTAATGCTGCTAATCTTCAGCAAGCAGGTCTTTCCAATGCTGCTTCATTAAATCAAGCTAGTCAATTTGGTAGTGCCGCCCAAAACGCTGCCGCCTTACAAAACTCTGCTGCTGCTAACCAGATGGCTCAATACAACGCTGGTAATCAACAAGCGATGTCACTTGCTAATTTAGCCGCGCAAAATCAAGCAGGACAGTTTGGTAGTGCCGCTCTGAATGCTTCTGCTTTGCAAAATGCTGCCGCTCAAAACCAAATGGCTCAATATAATGCAGGTAATACCCAAGCATTTAACTTATCTAACCAAGCTGCACAGAATCAAGCTGCACAGTTTGGTAGTGCAGCATTTAATCAAGCGGGTTTAGCTAACGCTGCTGCACAGAATCAAATGGGTCAGTTTAATGCTGCTAATCAGCAAGCAATGACTTTGGCAAACATGGGCGCTCAAAACCAAGCTTCACAGTTTGGTGCATCTGCATTCAATCAGGCAGGCTTGAGTAATCAAGCGGCTCTTAATGCTGCTGCTGCTCAGCAAGCAGGGTTATCTCAGCAAGCTGGATTGACTAACGCTCAAAGTTTTTTACAAGCTAATTTGGCTAACCAACAAGCTGGTTTAACTGGTAATCAACAGCGTCTTGCAGCATCAAATCAACTTGCAGGCATTGCTGGTCAAGGCCAACAAATGGGTCTTGCAGGGGCAAATGCTCTGGCTCAACAAGGTGGCTTCCAACAACAGTTCTCTCAACAACAACTGGATGCAATCAGAAACCTGCCATTGGAACAGCAGCAAATCATTAATCAAGCTTTGGGCATTAACCCTGCTGGTGGTTCTGGTATGCAGTCAACTTCTTCTTCAGGTCAAGGTTTGCTTGGCCTTTTTAGATAAGGAAATAATATGTTTGATTTTGGCTTATTGTCAGATGCTGCTCTAACTGGTCTCAGTGATAAAGAAAAGACTGATCTTCAAAAGCAAGCCACTCAACAGTTTTTGCTTGGTTCGCTACTAAGCAATGATCCTGCTATGGGTTATAGGGCTGCTATGGGTGTTCCAGAGCAATACACATCTACTCAGAAAAACATATCAGATGTTCAAGAGAAAAAACGCCAACGTGCTGAAGTTTCTAGTTTCTTAGAGCAATATGTTCCTAATCAAATGCAAGCAGGGCAACGTGCATTAGGTGCAGAAGGTCGTGGCCCAACATTAAGTGCGGCTCAAAACCAGCAAACAATATTAAATGCACCTATTGATTACAACAGAGCTTTAACAGATTCTTTGCGTTTAATTGGTAATCCTGCACAACCTCAAATTCGTGAGACTTTGACGGCTATGCAACCTAAATACCAAGGCAATTTACGTGTTGATGCAAGCGGAAATGTTCTTAGTGGTTTGCCAACACAAGATAAAGGCATTACATCCCAGTACAACCCGTTAACTGGTGGATATTCTGCGGCTCCTGTACAGAACTATATGCAATCAGCAATTCAATCTACTCCTCCAGAAGTCAGGCCAGGCCAAATGCTTGGTTTTGATGCAAATGGAATG